TGAGGTCATTCAGGAACCAGTACTGGTGGAAAAATCAGTATGGGGCGGAAGTTTCCTCACAACATCCGATTTACTAAAATAAACTCACTAGGAGGTGAAAAATAAAATGTCAGAAGAAATTATTAAAAATATGCCACCAACAGGTACGCCTACTTTTCCTAACGCTGAAGGTTCCTTTGGTACCCTTGGTTCTGCTACTGGTTCTGGAGTAAACTTTTCAGAGCACGGTACATTTATGGGAAACAGCCCAACCGCTACTTTTGGTGTAACAACAGGTGCAAATGGTGTAAACCCATCTGCCACCGCAAATCCAACTTACTCAGGTACTGGTATCCTACGCCCCGAACAGGCAAGACGATTTATCGACTATGTTTGGGACGCAACTACACTTGCACAAGATGGACGCAGAGTTACTATGAGGGCAAATACAATGGAATTGGAGAAGATTAACGTGGGAGACCGTGTTATTCGTGCTGCAAGCCAGGGTACCTCAGACTACAAGAATACTGGTGCATCATTCTCAAAGGTTGAACTAACCACAAAGAAACTACGTCTAGACTGGGAAGTCTCTGCAGAATCACTAGAAGATAACATCGAAGGTGCTGCTCTAGAGGACCACCTAGTTCGATTGATGACTAACGCATTTGGAAATGATATTGAAGACTTGGCTATTAACGGTCAGGTTGCAGTATCTCCAGTTGACAACTTCATCAAGATTATGGACGGATTCATTACTTTGGAAAAGACTACACCTAACGTAGGTGCAGGAGGTTCTACCCTTGGAAAGGCTCACGAAGTTGTAGACTCAGGTTTTACCGACTGGACACCTGAAAAGTTGCAGCAACTTATCTTGGCTATGCCTCGTAGATACCGTGCCATCACAAATGGTCTAAAGTTCTATGCTGGTACAGATACATTTGCCAACATCGTAAAGAACAATGCTACTACCTACAATACTATCGGTTCTACCGAAGAGACTCGTGGGCAGTTCATTGGCGGTGCTGCACAGACCTTTGGTGGTGCTCGTCAGACTCGTGTTCTAGGTGTACCTGTTCTCGAAGTTCCTTACTACCCTACTGGGTTCGTTGACCTAACGTTCCCACAGAACCGTATTTGGGGCTTCCAGAGAGATATCACAGTTAACCGTTTCTATGTACCAAAGAAGGATACTGTAGAATATACAGTGTTTGTTCGTTTTGGTATTGCATGGGAAGAACTGGATGCAGTCTCATTCGCAGACAGTACTACAGAGTAATCTGTAAGCACTAACCCTTGAAGGGGGGTAGGGATTAATTTCTCTATCCCCTTTCTATATTTATCTGGTATAATTAAAATAAATCTAAGGAGGATTTATCATGGCTGAAAATAAAGAAACAAAGTCAACACCTGTAACAGAAGAAGTAATTGTAGAAACAGTTACAGAGCCAGTTGCAGAAGTAGTTGAAGAAAAAGTTGTTGTAACACCAGAACCAACAAAAGAAGTTCCTACATTGGGATATAACAAAGATGGTGTAATGGGTTCAACAACTACAAAAATTAACAAACCAAAAGTAGAAAATACACCTGTAGAAGAAAATGTTGCACCATCAAAGGTTGCACTATTCTCTACAAGAAATCTTTATGCAGATGGATTTGGAAAGATTAACGTTGGATACAACATTATTCCAAATAAGTATGTAGATTTTTGGTTAACCCAACGTGGCGTTCGTCTAGCAACACCAGACGAAGTAGCGGAGGCATTTGCCTAAATGGAAGTATTGAGAGTTCCACCATATCCAATTACAACTAAATGGGATGTTCCAGCAGCAAATACTGCATATTCTGTTTATGTTGAGGATTTGGTGGACCACTCATACGAAACAACAACGCTAACATCTGATGCAAATAAACAAATATCATATGTCTTACCACGTTCAAAAGTACAGTTTGACCGTGAATTTTTATTTAAAGTAACAGATTCAACTGGAGAAATTGTGGTTGATGATAATCTAAGTGTTTATCGTCCATATGTTAATCCAAACACCTTGGCAACAACAGCAGCAGATATTGCTGAGTATAAAAAATGGGAAATTATTGCAAGGTCAATTATGGATGGATATATTTTAGACCATTCTGCAAATGGAGATGCTTTCTATAATCACAAACTAGTTATTGCAAAAGAAGGACAGGGTGGAGATTACTTTCCAATTTGGCACAATGTCAACAAAGTTTTGAAAGTCTATGAAAACAATGTTCTTATTTATAATGGTGAAGATGTTGCTATCACTCTTGCAACACAAACCCCAACAATATCATCTGGAACAGTTACACTAACAACAGCAAGTGCTCACGGATATGAAATTGGAGATGTAGTTACAATCTCTGCAGTTGTTCCAACAGGATACCGTGGAACATTTATTGTTACAGCAGTTCCAACAACTACATCTTTTAGTTTTGCAAACCCAACAACAGGAAATATTACTACAGCAGGTAGCGTTCTTAGAGTTTGGGAATACGAGTACAAGACATTGCTAGATAATTCAGCAATTGCTAGAGTAGAGGCAAATGGATTTTATAATAGAAATGAGTCTACACCACTAAGGCTTCCATCAGCCTCTGGAGATTTAGGTCTATATTCTGGAGCAATCAGTGGATATGTTGCATTCCCAGAAGGATTTGACTACACTTTTGTTTTGGATGCTGGATATAAAACTATTCCACCAGATGTCGAAAGGGCTGCAACAATCCTTATTGAAGAATTAAAGTGTGGTTCAAACGATTATTACAAACGATTTGTTACACAATATAGTACAGACCAATTCGATATTAAATTTGCCCCACAATTTTTGGAGGGAACTGGCAACATGCTCGTTGATAAGATTCTTAACAACTACAAGGGTAATGTATTTAAGCCATCAATACTATAATGATATGCGAAACTACAGACTTTATATACCCACTACTTGCTGATATCTACTACCCAATTGTTGAAACTGGAGCATACGGAAATCTTAAAAAGCAATGGGTTCTAGATAAAACTGTTGCTTGTGCTTTTAATGCAGGAGGACTTAAAAATAAAAAAGACGTTGGAACAGAAGCAAATATAAATGTGGATAACTCCATTATGGGTAGATTTAGAAATGACCCAACACAATCAAGCACTGAGTCTCTTTACTCTATTACAAACATTGTTATTACTAACATTCGTGATAAAGATGGTCAATTAATTTATAATGAAAGTGCAGGACCACGTTCTGGCAATTCCACACTTTTTGAAATTGCTACCCTCAATCCAATTGTTGGTGCATTTGGAAAAGTGGAATATTACAAAGTTATTCTTAGACGCTCAGAAAATCAGGCTGTTGACCTATGATAGTTTCTTTTCAGATAGATAACCTTCAAAAAGATTTAAAAAATTTAGTTAACTATTCTATAGGTTTTTTAGATGGGGTAGAAGAAGCAAAACCAGTTATTATGGATAACCTTGGTAAATCAGTTATAGAATCATTGAAAAACTTTATAGACACAAACGCTAGAATAAGTCCAGAAAGTCTACATCACGTTTATGAATGGTATCAAACTGGTTCTCCAGAAGCAAGGTTATTTGATATAGACTATGTTGTTGTTGGAAAAAATAGTTTATCATTTAACTATACTTTTTCACAATCCACCTCATTTTCAAATAATTCAACAGAGCCATTCTATGATAAGGCTAACATCATGGAGAATGGTATACCAGTTATTATCAAGCCAAAGCCAAATGGTGTTTTAAGATTTGAGAAAGATGGAGAAGTTGTTTTTACAAAAAAGCCAACACTTGTTTCTGGACCTGGTGGAGAGAGCGTTGCTGGTAGTTTTGAAGAAACACTAAAAACATTTTTTGAAAGTTATTTCACTCAATCGTATATTATGACCAGTGGAATAACTGAACATTTCAACAATCCTAGACCATATAAAGATAATCTAAGTTCTGGAATTAAAGGTGGAGGAAAAGGTCTTGGGTTTAAAGTTGGATATCGCTGGGCAGCAAAAGGTGGTAAAATAGAATAATGACTAGAACATCTATCTTAAACACGCCTGTATTATGGGTCAATGCCTATCTACAAGAAAAACTGGAAGGACTTGGATTTGATACAGTTCCATTCTTCCCAACTACCCCATCAACAATTAACGATGTCACAGAATTCTTTCCTCCAGGTGGAATTATGTGTACATATGATAGACTTATCCGTATGCGTAAATCGCCTTTTCCACATATCAAATGTGAAGAACTAATATACTATTTCTATGCTACTGCCGAAAATTCAATTATTAACATGATTAAGATTACTGAAAAAGTAAATAGACTTCTTGACCGTGAAGATGAATCAGCAGAAGAACTCAATGAATGGTGCACAAGAAAAGGCTCTATATTGGTAGAAGGAGAAAGTATCCAGCCAAACTTTAGATTTCACAATTTTAAAGTATTTCAACTTCAAGAAACTAGAGATATTATCAATTTTGCTACAGCAAGAACCTATGGCGGCAACAAACTAGTCATATATTATGACTATACAATGCTCCAACAAGACTAATTTTTAAAACCGTGTTATACTTATACAGAGGAAACAAAGTCCAATTATTCTCACAATGAAAGGTGGTGAAAAATATGGGATATACAAGAGGTACAAATGCCAACATTATCGTTGGTGCCGCAGCATTCTTTGTAACAAGAGATTCACAGTCACTAAGTGCAATTACAGTTCCAGGTTTTGTCGGTGGTGAATCTTATAGAGTTACACTAACAGACCGTAACGCAAGCACATTCCGCAACGTTGGTTATACCAACAATGGTCTTGAGATTACTTTTGCTCCAGATTTTGGTGAAGTTATGGTAGACCAACTACTAGACACAGCAAAAATCTTTAAGCAGGGTATGAAGGTAACACTAAAGACAACACTTGCAGAAGGAACTCTAGAAAACCTACTTCTAGCAATTGCTGGTAAGGACGTTGACTATCAGCCAGGTCTAGGAAACTTGATTTCAACTGTTGCAGAAACTACATATCTATCGAGTTTGACTAATCTAAGTCAACTTACAACTGGTCAACTATCGTCAATTACATCTGCTGCTACTCTTAGCACAGTTGGTTCATTGGCACAGGTTAACGAGTCAGTACTAGATATTAACTCTGGTGACTTGGGAGATTACCCAGTAGAACGTGGTATTATTGCAGTTGGTCCAGGTCTTGGAAACAAGGATGGATTCGACTCAACAAGTCCAACTACTACAGACCAGCAGGAACGTGTATACATTGCATACCGTGCTGTTTCAATCGATTCAGTAACAGTATCAGCAAAGCGTGACTCAGCAACTGCATTCGAAGTCAACTTCCGTCTACTTCCAGATGACGCAGGTTCATATGGTAAGATTGTAGATAGAACCTACTAAAACTAAATAATAACTAAATATCGTTGAGACTGCCCTGGGGATTCCTGGGGCAGTTTCTTTTGGTATACTTATATTATGCCTACTAAAATATATGAAATAAACGAAATACAACTTGTGGATGGAACAATCTTAGAGATAACTCCATTAAAGATTAAATATTTAAAAGAATTTATGGAAAAATTTGACAAAATATATTCGTCAGCAAACGATGATGAATCTGTTAAAGTTTTAACAGATTGTGTAAGAATAGCAATGAAACAATTTTATCCAGTAGCGAAAACTATAGATGATGTTGAAGATATTGTTGACCTTCAAACAATCTATGAAATTATAGAACATTGTGCAGGAATTAAAATTAATGCAGACAAGACAAGTTCAGGTTCCAGTAATCAACCAACTAAACCAATTAAAGAGAATTCGTGGGAAACACTAGATTTAGTTAAACTTGAATCTGAAATATTTGTTTTGGGTATTTGGAAAAACTTTGATGAACTAGAATCTCACATATCTATGCCAGAACTAATGGCAATCTTGGAAACAACTAGAGAACTTAATTATAACGAAAAGAAGTTTCTTGCCGCTATGCAAGGGGTAGACTTGGATGAAGCCAACGGAAAACAAGAAGTAGACCCTTGGGAAGCAATGAAAGCCAGGGTAGCATCCAATGGTGCAACTAGCGACCCTAATGACATTATCTCTTATCAAGGACAGCGTGCTGCTAAGGCTGGCTTTGGTATAGGCATGGGTCTTGATTATGAAGTAATATAAGAAAGCATTCTATGCTATAATTATATAGAACCTTAAGGAGGATTCATGTCTACAACTATCAATGAAACAAAAACTGTAGAACTACTAGATGGAACAACTATCTCAGTACGACCACTAAAAATCTCACTTCTACGACCTTTTATGAAGAAATTTGAGGGTATCGCAGATGTTGCAGAGGATAACGAGAAGTCAATGACACTTCTCATGGAGTGTGTACAGATTGCTCTTCAGCAATATGCTCCAGAAATTGCCAAGGATTCAAAGTCTCTGGAAGAACTTTTAGACCTACCAACCGTATATAAGATTGTCGAAGAGGCATCTGGTATTAGACTTAGCGATGCTTCGCTAATGGGTGGTTTAATCGGCTAGTAAAGCGGTGTAGTTGAATGGCTGATATTGAATCCAACATAAAAGTAAATATAGATACGTCAGATGCTCTGGCTCAACTTAAGTTACTTCAGGAACAAATATCAGCCTTTCAGCAAGCAATGCGAAAAGCAGGTGCAGCAAATGCACAGGCTGCTGCTGTAATGCAGCAAAATCTTGTAACCTCTATTAATGCAACTGGAAAATTCCAGGCAAACATAAAGACCATTAAAACAAGTGCAGAATCTTTTACAGAAGCACTTGAAAAAAATAAAATGGGAATTGGCGAATACTTTCGCTATGCTGGTGGGGCATCTAAAACATTTGGTAAATTATTTAAATCAGAGTTTGCCACTATCCAGCAGGTAGCAATTGAACGAGTAAAAGAAGTTCAAACCCAATATATTAAACTTGGTCGTGATGCTAATGGTGCAATGAAGGCTATTGCTGTAAAGCCACTTGCACTTGATATGAACAGTCTTGCAACAAAGACACAGATTGCTGCTCAAAAACAGCAACTCTTTAACCAGTTGATGAAGCAAGGCTCTACTCAACTTCTAAACTTTGGTAAGAACACTCAATGGGCTGGTCGCCAGTTGATGGTTGGTTTTACAATTCCATTAACTTTGATGGGGTCTGCCGCTGCTAAATCATATATGCAAATTGAGGCAGCATCTATTAAGTTTAAGCGTGTTTATGGAGACATGAATACAACAACAGAAGAAGCCAATAAGATGGTTAAATCTGTCTTGGGACTTGCAAATGAGTTTACAAAATATGGTGTTGCTGTTGCAGATACTATGGACATGGCTGCTCAAGCAGCCGCTATGGGTAAGACTGGTTCAGACCTTTTAGCACAAATTAATCAATCAGCCAAACTATCAGTTCTTGGTGGGGTAGACCAGAACAAGGCTTTGGAAACTACAATTAGCCTTACAAATGCTTTTGGTATTGCTGCAGATGATTTAGGTAAAAATATTGACTTCTTAAACGCAGTAGAAAACCAAACAGTCTTATCTATTGATGACCTTACCGTTGCTATCCCAAAGGCTGCCCCTGTTGTTAAACAACTTGGTGGAGATGTTAAGGACCTAGCCTTCTTCCTAACAGCAATGAAAGAAGGTGGAATTAATGCATCTGAAGGTGCTAACGCAATTAAATCTGGTTTAGCATCTTTGATTAATCCATCAGAAAAAGCATCTAAATTCTTGCAAGGATTTGGAATTAACGTCAAAGGTATTGTTGAAGCAGATAAAGGAAATCTAAAGAAAACAGTTGTTGATTTTGCTAAAGCATTAGATACTCTTGACCCACTTAACCGTGCTCGTGCTATTGAACAAATGTTTGGTAAATTCCAGTTCTCTCGTATTTCAACATTGTTCCAAAACGTAATTGCAGAGGGTAGTCAAGCACAACAGGTTGCAGAACTATCTAAAAATTCAGCAGAAGAGTTAGCAATCCTATCAGAACGAGAAATGAAAAAGATTTCAGATTCTCCAATGTTTAAATTTCAAAAATCTATTCAGGATATGCAAACAAAACTCGCTCCTGTTGGCGAAGCATTTTTAAAGGCTGTAACACCAATTGTTGAATTTGTTAGTAAAATTCTTGATGGTTTTAATAACCTTAGTTCTGGTGCCAAAAACTTTATTACAATTCTTGTAACTGCTGTTGCAGGTATTGGTCCAATTCTTCTTATGACTTTTGGTTTGCTTGCAAACGGTATAGCAAACATTATGAAACTTTTTACAGGAATTAAATCTTTTATTAATAGAACAACTAAACCTTCAGATATTCTTGGCGAACAAACCAAGTATATGACAACAGAACAGTTAAGAAGTGCTGCTATTGCTGATTCTCTTGACCAAGCCCACGCTAAACTTCGTCAAACATTTACATCAGAAACAGAGGCAGTTAGAAAACTTACAGAAGCATATCGTCAAGCAGTGCAAGCACAACAGGGTTACGCTGGTATTCCAGGTGTTCCAGTTGGAAACCCAAGTGCAACACCTAAGAAATATGCTAATGGTGTATCTATGGTTCCTGGTCCTGCTGGTGCAGGAGACATTGTTCCTGCTCTTCTATCTCCAGGAGAAGCAGTTATCCCTGCAAAACATGCAAGAAAATATGCACCTGTAATTGCTGGCATGGTTAGAGGAAATCTTCCTGGATTTGAAAGTGGTACTACTGGTGTTGGCATGCGTCAAAGCACTATTGGACCACTTACCGAAAAACAAACTGAAGGTCTTGTAAGAACAGGTAAGACCATGAAAGAAATCAGCGATGAAGTTGCTGCAGGTCCTTATGGTCAAACTCCACCAACTAATTATGGAACACAAATTTCTCCAACAACTGGTCACTCTTTCCCTGCGTTTGGTGTTGGCGGTATTTATGAAAAACCAGATGGCACTAAAGTATTTGTAAAACCACAGATGGACTTAGTTTCTGCAATGGCAGAGATTAGAGGAACAACCATTGCTCGTGACGCACATGGTCTTGTAGCACCACACCAACTCCTTCGTGTAATGATGGACCCAACAGACCCAGACAATAAGAGGAAATTCCTAGTTCTTGAATCACCAGTAGATGAAAGACTAGCAGATGTTCCAAAAACTTTCAGCAAGGATAATTATATTAAACAACTTGTTGCTTCTCTTCTTCGTGGAGATAAAGACCTTGGTGTTGGAAATCTTGGAGAAAATATTCTTGCAGATGTTGGTACTTCTGGGGTATTCCAAACAGCATCGGGTAAACGTAAACTTGGTGGCAAAATTAATTCAATGGAAGAACAAGCCATTATTAACTTACTTGGTGTAAAGGGTGGTGCTAAGAAGTTCTTTGCTGAATCAACAGCAGAAATTGCTAAGAGCATGACCCCTGCAGAATACGATGCAGCAATTAAGGCAGAGATTCAAGCAGTTGCTCCAAGACTTCAGGCTACTATTGCTGGCTTTGGTAATCTTTCTCCAGAAGAAAAGCAAGCATATATGGATATGCAGCAAAGACTTCAGGCAGGTATGTCTGTTGACTGGGCTAAGTATCAAGTAATGCATTCTGCGGTAAAGCCAAAACAATATTCTATGGGAACTCCTAGTGTTCCAGCAAACAAATATCAATCAATGAGCGAAGACGCAAAAAAGTCTTTGTATGCTTCAAATATTTCTAAACTAAATGATGATGATATTAATGACTGGTTTGGTCTTCAGGATACACATATAGTTTCTGCACTATCGGACCCAAGTGGTAGAAATGCCAATGGAAGTAGACGAAATGTTCCAACTCCAGCACAAATTGAACAAATTTCTTTAGCCCTTGGAAAAACAGTTGACCCAGAAAAATTAGCAAATAGTGGTTTTGAAGTACTTTCAAATGCTACAGCAAGAATGATTACAAAAGTAAATCAAAGGATGAAAATTGGAAACAGAGCAAGTCCTTTGAATGGTACAGACTGGACCACAGTTTGGCAAATGTTTGGTAACAAATTTAATAAACTTGCTTTAGTTTCAAATCCAGGAATGACAAACATATCTAGCAACATCTCAGGATTAATGCAGGACTTTGATAATAAAATTGTTCAAAAAGCAAGACCTTTAGGACAAGTAACTGACCAAAGTTTGTCTGACCAAGTTGATGAAATTTTAAGAGAAAATTCACAATTTGCTAGTATACAAGAATCTAGAAATACAGTAGGAACAATGAGATTCCCAGTGCCAGAAGGTATGACTGCAAATGAAGCAGCATATTTTTCAATAGCACAAGGAGCACCAATAACCCCTGGTACAGCAACAGTTACAGCAGATATCTTTGAGGGAGATGGCTCAGAGGGCGTTAGAATGTACATGATTAATTCTGATGGTCTTGCATTTAATAAAAAATGGTGGAAATCACCTGACCCACAAACTACTCTAAATGATTCTGAAATAAGTAATATTGACCACTATGTAAGAAACGTTCTAGGAGATGTTCAAAGAGAAGAATTGTGGTCTCCAGAAAATCAATCTCTTATTTCAACAATGAGGCAGCAGGGTAATCCACAATTACAAAGACCGCAAGTAACTACAGGTTTTAATAGACCAAGCCCAGATGGTTATAGAAGGATTAGAGAAGCAGTAGATGCTAATCCAGAAATTTTGAATTGGAAGGTTGCTGGAACAACAGGAGAACAATGGTTTAAAACAAATATTTTACCTATTTTAAGAGAGGGTGGTGCAATAACTGGAGACTTTAAATTTAGAGATAGAGGAATTGCTCCAGGAGATTTATCAATACCAGCCTCAAAATCACAAAATAAACCAAGAAGACCAACTTATGATGATAAATCACTTAGGGCAGAAGGAAATCAATCAAGACTTTTGCCAGTTGGCAATCCAATAGAAAACTTTAATTTACTAAAAAGACTTTCATTATTTAAAGATGTATCTGGTATAAATCCAAATGAAAGAGCAGACCAATTCTTTGAAGGCGTTGCTAGATATGCTAAGGGTGGTATTGTTCCAGGAGGAACAGGAAAGCCTAAAGCATCAGTATTTGACGTAGATGATACACTACTTGACCTAGCATCATTCATGCCAGCACATCAAGAAAGAAATAAGGCTCTTCCTAAAGAGCAAAGACTTAATTGGTGGGAAGAAGTAGCAAAAGACCCTAAAGGTATTCCTGCTGCTATTCAAAGATTAAAAGAGGCTCAGATTCGTGGTAATAAGATTCTTCTTATGACTGCAAGACCACAGTCTTATGATGCTGTTACACTGGACACCCTGCAAAAATTGGGTATTGACACAAATGGTGTAAAACTAATTTCTAGAGCAAGCAAAGATTATCGTAAACCAGAACAGATGAAGTATGATAAAACTTCTAAGTATCAGCAGTGGTATGATATCGAAGAGTTTTACGATGACCTTCCAGAAACTCGTGCTTCTGTTAGCCAACTTGGAATTAAAGTCATTGACCCACTTGCTCTTGCTAAGGGTGGAATTATACCTAGCAATGTTTATGGACCACAATCCAAAGCACCAAAAGGTTTACAAACTAAAGAATTCTCACAAGCATCATTCCTTTATGCTTTGGCTAATCAAGCATACGAACAAGGAAATCATAAAGAGGGCGACCGTTTATCTAAAAAATATAATAACACAATATCTAAATATGGAATTTTTGATAGTGCTGTTGTAGATTCTTATTGGGGTATGAAGCCAGAGGAAATTTTAGGTAAACTTGCTAAAGAAAGAAAGTTTTATGGTTTAGATGCTCTTAAACTAAATATGGGTGGAATCATTCCTGGATATGCAGGAGGAACAGACAATCTTCGTTCAAACTCAAAAGTACCTAGAGATGCTATTGAAGAAAAATTCCCTGGACAATTTAAGTGGCTCCCTAAGTCAGATAGAGAAAGACAGTATTCTTTTGCAGATTCTACAAAACCAAATGCAAATAAAAAAATATTTACATCTTCAAGACTTAAATCATTTAAATTTGAAGACTGGGGAAAAATACATGACTTAGACAGCCTAGCACACATAGCGACTATGATAACTCAAGGTGAGTTTAGTGATATAGGAAAGTCTGTATATAGTAAAAAAACTGGTAAATATAAGAGAATCGGATTACCTACGTTTGATGACTTGCTTGTAAATGGAAAACCTATTTTGGGAGAACTTCCAGGGTATCAAAAATATTCTTTAGGATATGAAGGAGAAGAAGTATACGCTGGAATTGCTAGAAATAGAATAGCAATGCTACAGTCACTTCAGGAATGGATTTATGCAGATGACTGGGGTAAAGACGCAAAAGACTTTACTGTAAACAACATTCCTGCAAAACAATTCTTTAAAGGATTATCCTTAAATGAATACAGAGTTCCAGGTCAAAAAACAAAGCCAAAGCCATACTTTTTTGCTAATGGCACATTTTCAGTCCCTGGTCCAAAAGGTGCTGGAGATGTAGTACCTGCTATGTTGTCGCCTGGCGAAGCAGTTATTCCTGCTAAACAAGCAGCAAAACATAGTGGACTTATTCAGGGGATGATTGCTGGTAACTTGCCAGGGTATGCTGAAGGAACCGATAATATTCGTTCAAACTCTAAATTGCCTAGAGATGCTATTGAGGCACAATTCCCTGGACAATTTAAGTGGCTCCCTAAATCTGAAAGAGAAAGACAATATTCTAATGAGTCATCTACTCTGCCAAATGCTAATAAGAAAGTTTTCACTTCTTCTAGACTAAAGAGTTTTAAGTTTGAAGATTGGGGTCGTACACACGACTTGGACGAACTAGCACAAATTGCTACAATGATAACTCAAGGTGAGTTTAGTGATATTGGAAAGTCTGTATATAGTAAAAAAACTGGTAAATATAAGAGAATTGGATTACCTACTTTTGACGATTTGCTTGTAAATGGAAAACCATTATTAGGAGAACTTCCAGGATATCAGAAGTATTCCCTGGGATATGAGGGGGAAGAGGTCTATGCTGGACTTGCTAGAAACAGAATAGCAATATTGCAATCTCTTCAAGAATGGATTTATGCGGATGATTGGGGTAAAGAAGCAAGTGACTTTACTGTAAATGGAATACCAGCAAAAACTTTCTTCAAGGGATTATCTTTAAATGAATATAAAGTTCCAGGGCAAAAGACAAAACCAAAACCATATTTCCTTGCCAATGGTGGAGTTATTCCAGGATATAAAACAGGAACTGAAGAAGTTCTTCCACAAGGATTCTCTGCTATGCCAACACAGGCAGAAAAGGCTGCTGGAGTTTCCTTTATTCAAAATTCACCACTAACTCAAATTCAACGTGGCGATGCATTAAGTAGTCTAGTTGCTAAATCAACAATTGCCAAGGGCAGTCAAATGTTCCGTGTTCCAACTATTAGACAAACAGCACAACTTGCAAATAAAAAAATTGGTGACATAATTGAACTTGGAGATAGATTTACTTCAGTTGCTGACCAAACTCAACTTCAAGCAATCGGTATGACTTCTGCTGGCAAACTAAATACAGGTGCTAGAGAACGTGCTGTAAATACTATTCTAAAACTTATTGCTGGTTATGACATGCCAGGAATTATGAATCATGCATCATATAATCCATCTTATAAAAAAGATGCTTTTGGCGATAAAGCAGATGCCTACCCATTCCAATCCGAAGGACTTTTGCCACCAGGACTTAAAGGAAAGATTACTAATATTACTCAAGATGGAGACCAAAAAATTATTGAGGTCTTCCTTGCAAAACTTGCTAATGGTGGAATCATTCCTGGGTATGCAGGTGGTGGATTTGTAGGTTCCATTTGGAATAGTCTATCTAACATTGGAACAAATGATGGAGAATTCTCTGACAGACAACTTGGCAGTATGGAAAAGATTACTGCTTTCCCAAAAAACTATAAACAATGGATGCCAAATGATGAATTTGCTTCTGCATTTAGAAAATATCAAAAAATTAAAGAATTAGAATATTCTATTCCAGCAATGGAAAAGTTTGTGTCTATGTATAAGCCTGGAATGAAAAAAGAACAATTAATGATTGACATGTATGATTCTAAGGGTGGAGAAAAATTATTTAGAAGAGGAACTCCAGAACTTTCAGGATTAGTAAGTAAGCCTAAAGAACAGCAGTTGGCAAGAATAGAACAAGTTAAACAACAGGTTGCAGAGTTCTATCAAAGCAAAGAATATGCAATGTTGCAGGGTGCAAAGGGTAAAAATGCTAGTGCTTGGTTAATGAAGCAACTAAGAGGTATGGGTCAGTCTAATGTTTTCTATGCAAAAGAAATGAAAGATAGATTTGCAGATAAAAAAGAAAATCTTGTTATTGGTGCTGAAGTTGCTGCACATGAACAAAAAATTGAGAATGCAATTGATGAAGGTCTTAGCCCTGGAGAAATTGCATTACTAAAACAAGAAGCACTAAGACATAGAACAACTTCAAGACTAAAAGTTAGTGCTTTAAAACATCCTAAAGATGTTGGAACTAAAAATTCAAGATATTTTGGTCCAGGAACTTATTTTGCAGAAGACCCATTAGATTCTAAAAAACTATTTCACAATTTTGGTAATAATATTTATAAACTAGACCTATCTGATGAAGAAAAAGAATTTGTAAGAAATAGTAAAGGTTATATTGATGAAGCAACTATGCTTCAAAAAGCAAAAGAATATAAACATCTTTTGCGTAATAGAGGAATTGATGATGCTTGGTTTGGCGATAAAACTATTCCTGGTGTATTTGGTGCTAAATGGACAGACCCATTTATTCAAAAACTTATGGAAGAAGGGTATATTGGTTATGAACATGGAAAGGCTTTTACTGACTGGTATGTTGGTGCTAAACCTGGCTATGGTTTAAAGAAAACTAAGTATGCTGATGGTGGCATTATTCCAGGATATGCAGAAGGAACAGATAAAATAGTTAAAAAACTATCTCTAAAAGATTTAAATTTTGCTGGAATGAAAAAGGATAAACTTGGTGCAGTTCCAGGTGGATACAGAATAATTGATGGTAAAAAATATTATGTAAAAAATACTAAATCATCTACAGACGCATCAATAGAACTAATTATGTCTGAATTAAACCAGGCTATGCAAAATCCTGGTGCCCATAAAATG